TATGGAAATAGAGCAAAAAATAGTAAATATTAAAGAAATTAAAGAAAACAAAGGCAACCCGCGCAAAATATCGAAATCACAGTTAGAAAGATTGAAGGTATCATTACAAAAATTTCCTGAGATGATGAGTATAAGAGAGATAGTAGTAGATGAAAATATGATGATATTAGGTGGAAATATGCGATACAGAGCATTAAAAGAACTTGGAGAAGAAAAAGTACCTGTTAAGATTATAAGAGGTTTTACAGAGGAGCAAAAGAAGGAATTTATCATAAAAGATAATAATGCATATGGGGAGTGGGATGAAGATATTTTGCAAACGTGGGATATAGAATTGTTAAATGAATGGGATTTAAAGATTGAGAAAGATGAATTTCGAGAGGCAGAAGAATTTGATAATTACAACTGTAAATATCCTATCATACCTGTTTATGGGGAAAAATACAATGCTATTATTATAGTTTGTGATAATGAAGTAGATTATATATATATAAAGGAGAATCTTGGAATAAATAAAGCTAAAAGTTACAAAAATGGTAAAATAGTTAGTGATAATTCAGTTATTAGCAGTAAAGATTTTATAGAAATATTAGAAAAGAATAAGAAATATGGATAAATGCGAAGTTGTTATTATTAGTCATGGTAGAGCTGATAATGTTATTACTAAGAAGAATGTAGCAAATTGTAAATTAGTAGTTTGTAAGAAAGACTATGATATTTACAAGGAATTCAATAAAGATATAGAAATTATTGCTGGACCGGAAGAACTTGGCATTATGCAAAATACAAAGTTTTGTAGTGATTATTTTGGTGATGTTTTTATTTTAAATGATGATATTTCATATGTTAGGGCAAATTACAAAAGAATTAATGAAAAGAATATATTAACTAAAGAAGAAGCTTATGATGTTATTCAAAATGCTTATTGTATTGCAAAATTATTAGATGTAAAAATATTTGGTTTTGCAGATGCTGCATCGCCTGTAAATTATAAAGTAAACAAACCTTTTTTATTGTCAGGTTTCATACGTGGACATGCTTATGGTTTAATAAAAGGTCATGAATTCGATTTTAGCAGTGATTTTGAATTAGCTACAGATTTTTATTTATCGCTACAAAATGCTTATTTATATAGAAAGTGTTTTATTGATACAAGATTTAGTTTNCAGGCAAAGTATATAAGTGAAGGTGGACTTGCTTATGCAAGAAACAAAGATGAAATTCAAAAGCAGTATGCAAAGCTTAGATTTTTATATGGTGATGCTATTAAAAGAAAAAATTTTAGTAGTTTTAGTATAGCTAAAAGAAAAAAAATTAAAAAAGAAAGTGATATACATTTTAAATTAGATATACCATTTTAAAAAATATATAATTATGGCAAATAAAGAAAGATATACGAAGGCAAAAATTTATGCCGACGCAATGGATAAAATAAAAAGGTACAAACCGTCAAATATGACTGGGTTAATTAATTTATTAGAATGTAGTAATGGTACCTTTTATGCTAAAATAAAAATTGATAGTAAGGCTTATTTGGAAATTTTGGAAGCTCTTAAAAAAGAGAGAGAAAGCGTTGCAAATACATTACGAAAAAAACTTGTAGATAATGACAACCCCACTGCTATTATTGCTGCATTGAAACTATATGGCAACGACGAAGATAGATTAGCTCTTAATCAGCAAAACATAGATTTAAAAGCTTCTGGCAAAATTGACTATCAAAAAGTTACAAAGATAGAAGGTAATTTAAGCAAGCTAAATGATGAAGAGATAAAGCAATTAAATGCTTTGTTAGAAAAGATAAAAGAATGAATATAAAAGTAAAAGACTTGATAGTTACAGACATAGCAGTTAAGAGATTGCTATTGAAATCAAGCTTTTATGAATTTTTTAAATTTTATTGGGACGTTATAAATCATGAACCTTTAGTGGATAATTGGCATATAAAATATTTATGCGATGAATTGCAAATAGTTGCTGAAAGAGTTTTCAGACGAGAAAAGAAGTTATATGATTTAATTATAAACATGCCGCCGTCCAGCTCAAAAACATCAATTGTAAATATTTATTTCCCGTTATGGTGTTGGGTAAATGATTACTCATTACAATTTATTAATATCAGCTACAGTCATCAGCTCGCAACAGCTATAAGTGAGAAATGCAGAGATATAATGCGTAGTGAAAAATTTCAGACGTATTTTTATGATATAAAAATAAAAGAAGATAGTGATACAAAGCAGTATTTTAGAATTCAAAAGGAAAAATCAATTGGAGGTTTTAGATATGCGACGAGTACAGGAGGTACAATAGGTGGTATACATGGGCACTTTGTAAACTTGGACGACCCGTTAAACCCTTTTGATGCTTTATCGGATGTTATGGTAAGAAATGCTAATGAATGGTTAGATAATGTTATATATAGTAGAAAGGTAGATAATGATGTTAGTGTTGTTATATTAGTTATGCAACGTTTACATGAGAATGATATTACAGGTTATATGTTAAGTAAAAATGCAGGCAAAATAAAGCATATATGTTTACCTGCAGAGATTGATGAAAAGAATTTACCAAAGCCTGCTGAATTAAAAAATAATTATGTTGATGGTTTATTAGACTCAAAAAGACTTTCAAATGAAATATTAGAGCAAAAAAGAAAAGAGATGGGAGATTATGCATATGCAATGCAGTATTTACAGACTGTAGTTCCGCGATATGGAGGTTTTTTTAATATAGATAAACTTATAACAATAGATACATTTAATGAACTAAATGCTGTGCAAATTATTAGATATTGGGACAAAGCGGGTACACATGAAGCTGGTTGTTACACTGTAGGAGTAAAGATGGCTAAAACGCCTGATAATCGATTTTACATATTAGATGTTGTTAGAGGACAATGGGAAGCAAGCGAAAGGGAAAAAATAATAAAGCAAGTAGCTATAGGAGATGGAACAGATACTATTATTTACATTGAGCAGGAGCCTGGTTCGGGTGGAAAAGAAAGTGCAGAAGCTACTATAAGGAACCTTGCAGGTTTTAGATGTATAGCAGATAGACCTACAGGAGATAAAATAAAAAGGGCAGATACTTTCGCAGTGCAACTAAATGCAGGCAATGTATATATGCTAAGAGGTGGTTGGAATGCAGAATATAAAAG